TTACAGAGTCGGTGATGATGGTCGTGCGTTTGCGGAAGATGTGCTACGTGATATCGAGATTGATGAGTTGATGAAATTTTTGCGCGAGTCTTGGAAAAGTCATGCTAGAAATGAGGTTGGCCGAATGAAAAGAGGTACTAATGTACAATATTGCACGAACTGTCGAGCAGTAGGAGCCCATCCTGATACCAAGGTTTGCCGAGCATGCACTCAGCTAGCTCGAGACATATTGGCTCGACAAATGATGTCCGTGATACAACTCATCGGCTTCATGAAGACCAACTACGCACATGCCATTCATGCGCCTTTCTTTGAAGAATACGTCAAGCTACAGCTATTCAATTTCCATCCTGTCTACGCCTTCTTAGCTATACTCGTAGAATCTTATTTCTACATGAGAGTGCATCGAGCAACTTGGCGGGATAGAGTTTTTCCCGTTTTCATGCATATTCTTTGCACAATCGTTGGCGCGACTTTCGAACATGGTTATTTCGTGGCAGTAGCGATTCACTCATCTTGGAATTCATTCATTCTTGGGAGCCTTATACAGAGTTATTGCATATTCGCAATTTTGACTTTTTGGTTGTACGTCGATACTGGTTTACCGTATTTTGGAGCTACTATGATCGGGATGATATTTCCTCTATGTTGCGAGAAAGGATTTAGTGTAGCAACTAGCCTGATGATTTTCTGTAGAGCATTCTTTTTCACAGCTTTAGCTGGACAGACTACAACAAACAATCGAGCTATGATAGTTGCGACTCAACTTCTGCCAGAGTACACTAAACTGATGTCGATATTTTGGTTATTCGACCTACTTTCCTATTTGAGTATCATACTGTCATTCCTATTGCGATTCCTAATTAGCGATAAGAACATGGTTTTCCTTTGTTATCTTATGAACATCGTCGGGTTCTTAGTGAATTTAGGTATCATCATACTCGTCTTGAAATGCTCCTACTTCTATCGAACTATGAGTGTTGAGTCCTTTTTGTGGCAACGCTATAAAGCTCATATCTCATCTCGATGCATACTGTTTTGGAAGCGTAGCAAGAGTTATCTGATTTCACAGCTTAATTTCGTCAAAGTTTGCACATCGCGTTGGAGAAATAGGAAGATGTTGAAGGCATTAGCCTTAGTCTTGTTGGCATTGGGGTCAGTGACAGTGGTTTGGTATGCTACACAATTGTTCAACCGAGCCCAACCACAGGGCGCTTCGATGTCTCAACCAGTTGCCATGGGGAAAAACTTTTGGAACTTTAATTTCGGCGCTTCATCTTTAGCAGCTTCACCAGGAACACAACCAGATGCTTTCGAAAGAGACATTCATATGAACGTCGTGCGTCTTCGTATTGGCTCTGTCAACATTAAAGCATTCTGCGTTGAGGAAAATTTTTTCATATGCTCTAAGCATGAATTGAGTAGTGCTTTTGGTTCAGACACGCGCGCAAAGTATGAAGTCACATATTCTCCAGAACGCCGATTTCGATCTGCAATAGGTGTCGTGTGCCAAGAAAACATATCCCATCATCCGACAAAAGACTTAGCAATCATCCAGTTACCTAATTCATCTAGCCTCAAGAAATTGACGCAGTACTTTCTACCTGATGACGATTTAGACTCCACCACTCGCCTGGGGGAGGGTAAAGTCGTTAGCCTCACCGATCGCTTGATGATTCGAACATACGCAATGGCTACACGCACTCCAATCAACATCAATTACGCTAGTGGTGCAGTACTGACTTCCGTTTTCCGATTCAGTTCTTGCTTAGATGGTAAGGCCTACCAGACTGTAAAGGGTGATTGTGGATCTGTGATGTATAGCGCGCATCGAGGGAAGTGCGCAATACTTGGAATACATATTGCAGGGTATGGTACGACAGCGGGTGTGTTGCCAGTTAGTGCAGAGGACGTGATGGGTCTATTGCAGAGCGTCCGGCGCTACAGGAGGATACTAGATGACGATTCCCAATTGATGAACGATTTGAATGCACAGGGCAAGAGTGTCCAGCCAGGCCACCACAAGAAGTGCCCGTTGGCCTATATGGGCGACGATGCTGGAACCGAGCCAACTGTGCTTGGGAACCTTGGTTCACATGTGCAGCGCTCGAATAGGGACACAAATTTCACAGTCAGCCGTTTCGTCTCTTGGTGGGCAAACAAGCGAATCTTACCTTTGTGCCCACGTAGTATCGATTTCAATGTACCGATGGCAGTCTTAGGCAAATTTACACCACCATGTTTGACACGTTTTGGTTGGATCCCGAAATTTAGGTTTTGTGACGTGGCTACTGATGTCAAGGAATGTCTGGATACTACAGGAGTGCGAGCTTTGAGTGAGAAAGTATTCAAACATTACATGTCTAACCCTGGATTCGTGGAGCGTTTGCGTGAAATTCGGCCCTTGACGGAAGATGAAACGATCAATGGTATTGATGGCGCGAAGTTCGTCAAGTCGATGAATATGAAGAGTAGTGCAGGATTCCCTCATAAGGGTACCAAGAAGGATCTTTTTACATTGCGTTCGCGAGACCCTCACAAGTACGACATCCCAGAAACAATTCGCGAGCGCATCGCTGCTTTGGAGAATAGAGCTCGGTGCGGGATTCGCCCAGGAGTTATCTTCACTGCAACGTACAAGGACGAGCCAGTTTCATGCGAAAAGACAGATCTACCAGAGCAATTGGAGAGGGAGTTGGAGAACCGCGAAACGTGTCGCACAGCCATACGTAATAGCAAGTACGGCAAGATTCGTGTTTTTCAAGCAGTAAACGTTGAGACAACCTTTGTTGTACGCAAGTACTACTTAGCTTTGGTTTCTTTGATACAGGAATTCGGATTGCATACAGGTATAGCAGTTGGAACTAACTGCTTTAGTAAGGAATGGGCCAAACTTATGGAACACCTTGTTCCAGATGGTTGGGGCTCACGCTTCATATGTGGTGATTTCAGTAGTTACGATCAGCGCATGGGGCAGGAGTGGCTATTAGCCGCTTGGTCCGTGTTGCGAGAGTTACTCAAGCAGACCGATTACTATGAGGAACTAGATGCTCAGGAAAAACGTGAATTCGAAACAATGTTGGATGCTTTGGCTAGCGATATCGCCAATCCAACCACACTCTTTTTCGGAGATATATTACGTCTACATGGGACCAACGCTTCTGGACATCCTTTGACCGTCATCATTAACGGGATTGCGAATCTGATGTACATGATTTACGCTTTCGAATCCGTTTATCCAGATGAAGATTTTTTCGAGAAAGTCCGCATTATGACATACGGCGACGACAACATACTCAACGTTCACGAGTCGTGTTCGCAGTTCACACAACCTGCTGCTACGAGAGCTTTGGCGCAAATCAATGTGATATACACTGCAAGTGACAAGGGCTGTGTAGCTACAGATTACGTCGACAAACCATCTTTTTTGAAGCGATCTTGGCGCTACACGACTTATGAGCTTGACGGTCAGGTCCACACGATCGTCACATGCCCAATAGAGTTTGCTACAATTCAAAAGATGCTATCGATGGAGACCAAGAAATCGCCAGATGACTTGAATAACCGCATAGTGCAAGTATTGGGATCTATGCTCTTTGAATTTATTCAGTATGGACGATGCCCTTTCGAACAAGCCGTGAATTTGTGTGAGCAATTTTGCAAGGAACACAATCTAGAGATGTATAAGCAAGCAGTTTTCCCTTCAGGGTGGCCTTCATATGACGAATATATGGGGGCCTGGGTCACAGGTGGTGTTTACACCCCTTATGACCCTGAACCGACCGAAATACTGGAGTGCTGAGGCACTCCAACCCCTGCGGAGGGGTATATAAATACCTGTGCCCTAGTATTGGATGGGGCACTGGTTTTGGTTGAGGTAATCATGTACGTTTTGGGGTATAGCGTGGAAAAACCCTTTACTGACTTGAAGAGGTCGTTAAACTACTAGCTTTTGGAAACAATTGCATGGCGAGGGACCATTGTCACAACCAAAATGGTCCTTGGACTCACAGTTTTACCGCTACAAAGAGCTTTT